TTAAGATTTCTTTCCTTCTTTTAATTCCTGAACTTCCTGCTGTAGTACATTGACTTGCCCCTCGAGGACTTTCAATCTGATTTCGTTGATTCTACTTTGTGTATCCTGCGAAGAGCGGATATCTTTGATATCGCCCTTCAATTGGAAATAGCCTGTCATTACAGAAACAACAATACTTATGGTGCTGGCTATGGTTACTATCATATTCTTGATGGTAATGCCCCTGATCTCTCTGTGTTCAAATGTTGTCATGGTGTAGATGTTGATGAGTGGGTGGGAGAAGCGCAAACGATACATTTACGCTATATTGATTACGCATGGTGCTCTTCACTTTTATATTTAATTAGGAGGAGATCGTGCTTGTTGGGCGGATAGAGTTGTGGTGTTTAATATTTCAATAAGGTGATTTATAGGTTTTTATTAATATTCTCAGAAAGTTAACTAAGAAGGACACACAACAGACAAATGGAACTGACTACAAGTGTATGAGATTCAGCGTTTATGCATTTTGCTGGATGCCTACATTTGATGCCCAAAGTGAAGGGGATTATAAAAACTAATTAACAAACTCATCGATAAGTCTTTTCCAATTAAAATAACCTGCTTCTGAAAGATGAGTGCCGTCGATTGTTAAATCAGAATCTATTTTGTCACCTTTTAAAAAGTTAGGATAAAGGTTTATGAAAGTTACTCCTTTCATTAAGCAGATGCTTTTCGCTTCTTCATTGTAGCCAATAATTTTATTATTTAAACTATCTATGCCAGTTGGTAAAACAGATTCTACATAAATAATAGTGGCTGGCGATTTAAGCCTTACTAAATCTATCATCGATACAAGATGCGCTATTACGGTATCGGCACTTATGTTATACTTAAAATCATTTACCCCAAACTCAAGAAATAACTTTTTAGGCTTGCGATTGATGAGTTTATTTATCACTTGAATTCCATTCTCTGATATACTGCCGGCGAATCCCATGTTTTTAACAAAAGGGTTATTAAACTCCTTTTTAACGTTAAATCCTTCTGTAATACTGGTTCCTAAAAATATAATCTCATTATCGTTTGGTTTAGACTTAAAAAAATCAGCCCATCTTTCCTCTTGAGTTATTACATGATGAAAAAGCTCCCAGTGGGTATAATAAAATCGTTTCCCAATAAAAAACAGTATGAATAGTATATTTAATGAAATGGAAGATATTAATAATACCTTTTTTAAACTATTAGACATGCCGTAAATTTAACATTATTTAAGTTAATGTTACTTCTTTAAACGTTCCTGTTCCGACATACGAACCTCGCACAAACTGTCTTACTGGTGTGCTTGTGCTTGTCAAGGTTTGTTGGAATACGCCATTGTTTTTGAGTGTAATTAAAGAACCGTTAACTGGCCATCCATCACTGGCATTCACGTAGTCTATAGTCATTCCATCTACCCAAGCAGTCCAAGCTTGAGAAAACGGTATCGAACCAAAATTGTTGCCAATGAAAGCCACTTGTGTCGGTAGCGGTTCCAAGATGAAAAAAGATTGCCAACCAGTAGCTGACCAACCAACTCTTATGTATAATTTTGTTTGGGCGGATCCAAAAGTAGCCAATTCTTGCCTGTACATATCATTGCTGAGATGGTGCGTTATCAAAAAACCATTTATTGGCCACCCATTTGCAATTTCCACATACTCGTATGTAATACCCTTTCGATAAGCAGCGGGTAGTGCGGACGTTGTACGACCTGACTGTCCTAAATCAACGATATCTCCTCCTTTATAATAAATTGGAAATAATATCTCGTATGTTTTGCAAGCAATCAAGATCTTTAAAGACCGTCCTGGATGTATAAACTCATTAGGATAATTAGTAGGATCGTATGGGGCAAAGTAATCTTGGCCATTTCTTGCGTCCTGCCATAGAGCGTACAAATCCATAAAGCAGCAAGCGTATTTTCTTGCAAGGGTACTAAGCCCTTTATTATACTCTTCATTAAATATTTCTCCCTGATGCCCTTGGTGATCGTCTGTTGTAGTATTCATTGTACACAGTACGATAGCAAGTTTATCTTTAGTGAAATTTGAATTGCTACGAATGGTGCTAAGGCCGGTATCCATTATATCAATGAGCTGTTTAGGTGTACTACCGTTAGTATCATTAATACCCCAGCGTAAAACAAGTACATCAGGAGCTACAGATAGATCATTTGCTAAATGGGTAGAAAGCCATTGAGCGGCGCTTTGCCCTCCCGAACCATGGTTTATAAAGTTTAATGCGGGTATATAATCTCTTAGCGCTAATGAATTCAATATTTGATCTATTGCTGTATCGCTGCCATCGTCTGTGCCAGCCGTAGTACTATCGCCTGAAAAAACAATTTTCAATGTAGTGGGATTGGAGGCACTCATGTTTGCTTTTAGTTTTTTATGGAATGAACTCAGATACTCAGTGCCAAATATGTGCTGGTTGTTGTCTGCATAACTGTTTAATTGTTGCTTAACTGTATTGCCGTTCGGGCTATTTCGCAAAAATCTTATATCACCTTGTATTTTAGTGCCATATTTATTTGTCGGGATAGAGGTAACAAAAAAATCACCCACATCTTCGATTACTTTCTCTGCTGCCAAAGCGGCGTTTACCGCCGCCGTATCATCCGTCACACCATCCCCAACAGCCCCGTAATCAACCCTGAAAGATTTAATCTGCCCCGATGGTTCTGATGAGCCGCCCCCACTACCCCCTGAAGGTGCATTAATCCAATGCAGGTCGCCGTCGGTGTTGCTGTTTTTCGCTAATATTTGTCCGCTTGTGCCTCCCGAAGGAATCTTAAACAATCCGGTGATTTGTGCCTGTAGTTTTCCTAATGCTTGTAAAATGCTGTCGGTTGCCGATACTGCCGCGGCACTTCCAAAGCCAATACCGTTGAGTATTGCGTTTAACACCCGAGATACGGTAAAATATTTATTTGTAGTTCCTTCAGGTACAGCATCGGTTGTGCCGGGAGATGCAACAATTTGAATGTATGCCGATCCGCTCCATCTGTATTCGTTATTGGTATCGGTAGTGATATAGATCTTTCCGGTTTCACCTGTTGCGGGCAGTGAGGCATAATTGGCAGCCTCCAGTACATCATCAACATAACTTGGGAGCAGCGCCGACGCGATCTTTCCGCTGCCATCTAAGCCCGCGTAGCCGTTTGGGGTGTTTTTATTGTCGGTTTCTTCAAATTGTACACCCGAAGCTATCAGGGAAATTCCGGTACCCCAAATGCCGCCAGTCTTGGGGCCGAAAAAATAATAGGAAGATGTATTGATATAAAAATCTCCATCGGTACCCAAACTGTTAGCGGGGTTTGTACTACCGTTTAATATGGTTTTGCCATTAGTGCCATTGGTCCCGTTTGTTCCGCTTGTGCCTTGTGGTCCTTGCGGTCCCGTTTGCATGGAAAATACCTGACTCCATACCCCTCCAGTCTTTTTGTAAAATATCCCGCTTACGGTATTTATAAAAGTATCTCCGGTATTGCCGGTTGCAGTAGCCGGGGCGGTAGTGCCATACAATACAGTGGTATCTGTGGCGCCTCCTGTGGCAATGGTGTAAACAACAATCCAAACACCTGCTATTTTTTGAGCGAAGGAGCCTGCGGCAGTATTGATAAATACATCGCCATTTTTACCGGTTGTATTTTGGGGGAGCACCGGGCCAAAGGTCAGGTTAGCCCCGGCATTAAGCCCCGAATTGATAAATTGAAGCAGCGTGGCAAAATCAAACTGGTAATCGGTATTATTACTGATCAGGATCGATTTGTCGGAGGCATTTATAGTTTCTGCTATCGGTAGCTCGCTTATTTTTTTATCGTTTGCCATCAGTTTAAAAAATCAGTTATTGGTAAATTGTAATTGTTAATTGTGCCCGCATAATTGAAATCTGTTTTGTCGATACCCCTAATACGTGGACCGGATTGGCGGCTACTTGTATTTTTTTCATTATAGCGCCAAAGCGGAAAGTCATCGTGGTTGTCTCTTAAAAACTTTTCTATATCATTGGCATAAGCATTAGCGATACTGCGTTGTTGCTGCACCAATTTTACTATCTCGGGCGATGAAAGTGCCTCGCCATTATCGTGGCGCTTTATAACCGGGCCGGTGGCTGTATAGTGAACGGAGTCGTTTTCAATAAAGCGGGCAAAGGTGAAATAAACCAGGGCAGGGGCAAGACCCTCATACAAAACGATGCGCCCGTATTCGTCAAGGTATTCACTACCGTTTAAAAGATCTTTATATGCCTGCGGCGCATCGTCCTTTATGGTGCCGTCGTCGTTGCAATAGGTTATTAATTGGTAATACAATGCGTAACCTAAAAATGGTTTCAGGTCGAGCTCCTGTGCTTTTTTAATGAAAACTTTGAGGCGCTCGGGTTTAATATTTACGTTGATATCCTCGTATTGCTGAAATATGGTTTGATTGATTAAATAGATCATAGCATGGCCTCCTAACCCCGTTTGGGGAGTTGAAAATGTTTTGTTCATGATTGTGTTTATTGATGCCGGGGAGCCTCAAGTTGGAAGTCTTAAGTCTGAAGTCAATTTTTTCTAATGGACTTAGAACTAACAACTAAAGACTTATGACTTAATCAAGGGCACATAGCCTCAGCTTCGGCTTGTTTGAAGCCATAGGCATATACTAAAGCAGCTATTTTGCTTTTTTGAGGAATGGCTGATTGCAGAAGCTCATTGATGCTGTTTCCGGCCTTAATACCCGGGGTGTCATCGGCTGCTATCGCTGTAACCGGCACAATGTTCCAGTTGTTACCAGGATTTATATCCCTGTAAAAGCGACTAAAAATTTCGGCTAATGTTTCAGACAGATCAAGCCTGTCGGAGGCGGTATTGTCATTAAATTCCAGGATAGCTTGTTTCTTCTCACTTCCATTGCTTAGCCCCGATGATTTTTCGGCATTGATCAGCTCTTTGGGCACCGAAAAGCCTTTAATGATGCGGGCCTCAACAGATCGTTCGGTGGTTTCAAACAGCTTGTCGTTATTTTGAATAGGGTAGGCTTTGAACTCCGGTTTGGAGCTTTCGTCTTCATATTCGATAACGATAATTTTTTGCGCGCTTTTTGCTCCCTGAAACGCGCCGAGATCTTTTTCAAGCTGCGATGGTACATTGATACCAGTGTATTCATCAGCATCGGGCCGGGTATTTTCAGCCTCTTCGCGGCGCGACTGCATAAAAAGCATGGTTGATGGCAAAAAACCAGTGGTTACTTCACGGTTGTTGAAAATTTTGATCCCGGCCTCGGTTTCAAAATCTTCCCATACCGAATCTGCTTCAATCAATGGGTAATCATCAACTTCGGGGTTAAAATAAAACAACTGGCCTTTATAATTTTCCCATCCGCCGGCAATGCGCACCTGCTCGCTAATTACTTCCGGGTCGGGATTATACCTGTCTAAAAAGGTGATCTTGCTGCGCATGATGTTTTTCCAGGTTTTGCGGCCCCAATCGCTGTACAATGCATATTTATCAGCTGTTTCCGGGTTATCGGTATCGCCCATGCGGATGTCCTCAAACTTTACATAGCTTACTGATGTGATCCTGAAGCTGGCGTTGTAATTTACATGAATACCAAAACCTGTGAATAGCGCTTTATCGGCAGCCAGAGCCTTTAATAATTTAGCGATAGTTAAGCCTTTGGAGTTGATCACCTGTTTGCCCAATTCTTTTTGTTCAAGCCCATTACCGGCTATAAATTTTGTCCGTTTGTTCCAGCAATCTTTTGCTGTTGGGGAGCCGGCTACCAACTCCAGCATGCGTTGAGGGTAAGCATTATCCAGGTCATAATTAAGGATGCCGTAAGTTTGATTCGGCCTTACCAATATTCGCCGTTCAATTTGCGGGAGATAAGTTTTCATATCGAACCTCCTTGATCTGGGGTTTTAGCTTCCGCTGATTTGCGCTTATCATTAGTCTGTTCCATAACTCCCCCTTTAGAGGGCTGGGGGGCAAACAACGCCGCTATATGCGGGTATCGTTGTAAATACCATTCGGCTTCTTCATCGCTTAAGTTTTCATTACTATGAATGGCTGCCGAACCGGGTGCAAATTGATGTAGGCCAAGTTTAAGGATGTACTTTTTTTTCAGTGTGTCATTAGTCATTTGGTCATTAGTTTTAGGTTATAAAAAGAATCTTAATGGTCATTAGCCATTATAAAATGACTAATGACCTCATGACACAATGAATTATGCTGCAACTAATGCCTCAATTGCTGCTATTGTGCTGGCATATGTGGCGTTGCCGGTTCCGGGAGCAATAGATACTGCACGCGGTGGGTAAGGCTCTTTCATTTTATCCGGGTTGGTGAGCTTTAATTTGTAACCGCCATCAAGTGATTCATCCGCTGCGTTGCGTTCGGCATCGGTTAGGATTAACCCGTTTACTGCACCAAAAAGTTCTATTGCCGAATCACTTGAGTTATAGTTATTAACTGTAATGGCCCGTACCCTGCCGTAGCCCATGGCCATAAGCTGGGCCTTAACCTCAACAGATAAGCCGGCGATATTGAAATCGATCTCTTCAGTATAACGGGGGCCTACCTGAGTTTTGGTTAGTTTCGACGTTGTATTGAAGCTGTTGTTTGTTCCTTCAAATTTGTAAACCTTGGCATTGCTTACTGCTGTCATGCCTTTAACAATAAGTGGGTTGGTTGTGTCATACGTGAGCACAATATCATCTGCATTAAAAATGTAGATCACATCCTCAATACCCGAGGTGATAGGTTCATCGGTTCCCAGGCTGAAACCGGCGTTTATTTTATTATAAATTGACATGTTATTGTTGGTTGATTAAGTTAAATTGTTGATTAAGTTGATTGGGTTAATTAGGGATAGTTTAATGAGTCAAAAACTACTCACCGAACCAACCCAATCAATAATTCACTATGCCGACAGATAAAACAGCTCGTTAGCAAATTTGAAGTTTACGGCTGCTTTCATGCGGGCCTTCATACGTACCACGTTATCGTTTGTGTAAGGTTTCAGATACACGGTTGATAATTCTGAAGCATCGCCCAGCAAGTCAACACCAAGAAATAAGTTGGATGATCTTGCACCTAAAATGGTGTTGGCCTGCCAGTGGTTCATGATCTGAAGCGGAATACCCAGGTAATCCATCTTTTTCATATCGGTAAATGCATTGATAACATTAAGCGCTTTGTTGGCTTGTGCCTGTGCATAAGCATAACCTACGTGTAAGGGGATCTGTAAGTTAAAGTCTTCCTGGATCCTGTCGGCAGGGTCAAGCTGGGCGTATACACTGCCTAATACCTGTAATACATTGCTTACGTTAATATAGTTTACTGTAGCAGCGGTTGCAGTACCGGTAAAAGTTGCAGGTTTACGGCTGTTAACTTCGTTGTAATTGCGCACCAGTTTAAATGAAGTAGCGCTGGCAATCTGGATAAAATATGATTGGCCCTGAATAGCGATGCCTGGCGCACCATTAGTTGTGTCCTTGCTGGTGCCGGTTACGCCTGTAATGGTAACAACGTCGCCATCGGCAAGGGTTGAAGTATCGGCTATGGTTACAATGCCGTTTGCATCAATTGCTGTTGCCGCCAATGAGGTAGCTGGTTTGCTTAAACCTACTTTATAAACGCCGGATGCCGCTGCAATAGAAGGAAGTAAACCAGGGAAATCGGCGGTAAAAGCTGCTTCTTTAGTGGCGCTTTTACCAAGCCAGTATAAACGTTCGTTAGCTATCTGGATTTTGGTTAAATAGCGCTGCACCATAAAGTCCGAAAGGTCAACCACGCCTTCGTAATCCATAAAGGCACCGGGTTTTAGGGCCTGAGCTTCCCAGCTTTGGGCAAGCTTATCCCATTGTTCCTGTTTCATGAATTCATAAACTACCGGGTCAAGATAGCTTTCGGTTTGGTGAGCTGTTGTACCCTGATCGGTAAAGATGCCCGAAGGATTTTGCAAAATAATGTCGTCGTCGACATCAAGAATTACTTTGCGGGCTTTTACGTCGTTAATTACTGTGAGCAGGCCACGTTTCACCGAATCGGCTTCGAGTAATGTGCTTGCCATAAATCCTGCCAGCGCTTCGCCGGCGTAGGTGTTGTTTGTAAATGTAAATTGAGCCATAAAGTTTAGCTCCCCTGCCCCCTAAAGGAGGAGCTTTTGATTGTTTTAAACGTATAGGGATAGTGAAAAAGGGTTAATTAAATATGATAAGGTTTAGGTAAGCTGTTGACAGGTTTAGGAAGCGATAGCTTTTTTAACCGCGTTCTTAGCGATCTCACTTTGTGGCGCGAAGAATGGAGCAGGCTCTGAATGAGCTTTATTGCTGCGTTTTGAACCTTCAGGTATAAAAGTTGATTTGATCTCGTTTTTTACCTCAGTACGCGTTTTTTGCAGGCGATTGTTAGCTTCCTCGAGCGCAGCGCGGGCTTCGGTTAATAAAGCATTTTGCGCATGTAAACGGGCTTTTAGCTGTTGTATGCGGTTTTGTACATCTACAGGCTTTTTAGCGGCTTTAAATTGGCTTTCAGGTAAATCCTCGTCGTCATCTTCTGCTTCGGGTGTTTTTTCAGGATCGGCAGGTATTACGCTTTGGATCTTTCCTTGTTGAATATCCAGTTGTTTGCCATCGGCACAAGTGTAGGTGTCGGAAATGGCTGGCGAGGTCATGTTTTCGTCCTGGTAAACTTCGGCGCCTTCTTCAATTTGACCGGTGTGGTGCAGCGTGCCTTTATCGGTGATGGTTTGCTTGTTTACTACTTTCTTAAAAAAGTTCATGATCTTGTCTAATACCGATGTGGTTTTCTCGATAAATTCTTTGTTTTCGATGTTCATGCTGTTGTTATTTTTTATGTTTAAGATTTTGTTAATGCATCGCTGGTAAACCGCGGGGGCTGTACTTGTATAATTTTTGATAAGGGCACAGTTGGTAATTTCTGTGCTGTAATCCTCAATTTGGTCAATAAAACCAAGATCAAGGGCCTGATCGGCACTCATCCAGGTGACGGAATTGATCAAACTGTTTACTGTAACTCCGTCTAACCCGGATTTGTCCATGTAGATCTGCGCCAGGCGCTCCTGAACTACATTCAACATCTGCACATCTTTTAAAAGTTCATCGGCATTGCCGCCGGTGCCAACCATGGGTTTGTGGATCATGAGCAGCGCGTATTTGCTCATTACTACCTGCCGGCCGCCCATTGCGACAACTGATGCTGCCGAAGCGGCCAGCGCGTCGATATAGGTAGTAACTTTACCGGGATATTTTTTTAGCAGATCATAAATGGCGATGGCATCAAAGGCACTGCCGCCTACCGAACTGATGTGTACTTCAACATCGCTGCCGGCCGCTGCCTCAAGCTGGGTTTGTATGTAAGCTGATGATAAGTTGCCCGAGCCTATGCAGTCGGTTTCGGTGTCATATAAATAAATTTTGTAGCTCATATTGGATTGTTGTTTTGTCCGAAAGTCGGGAAGTCAGAAAGTCCGGAAGCAGGACTGGGGCTTGTTATTTCGCCTGGAATAGCAGTCGATTTTTTTGATCTCTTATAATGCCGGTTGGCATATATCAAAGGTCGGTGTTATTGTTTGTTTTTATGGTGACAGTGTTTTGTCAGTTGTCATCTGAACCCGAATTTGCTGAACTATTTGAAAAAGTAGAATTTTCTATGGCTTGTCCTCATCTTCAGGGGAGCGCTTCGGTGAATTGACGTAACAAATGTCGGCACAAATTTCCTTTAATCTGGTGACAGTGTTTTGTCAGTGGGAGAGTTTTTAAGCCGCGTTCTCAGAAAAACAGTTGAGTGCCCGCCAGATGGTGCGTTCATCTTTGCCAAACTTGATTTCGGCCTCAAGTACAGCCTGGTTTTTAGAAATGCCGCGTATTTGTTGCTGTGCGTTTACCCATAAATAAATTTCGCGGTACAGAAATACTTTGGTTGTTATAAACCCAGCCTTGTACATAGCCGAGAAAATGCCTTCGTCAAACAGGGTATTGGCAATTTGAATATCCATAGGGGTTAGGGGTTAGGGGTTAGGGGTTAGGGGTTAGGGGTTAGGGGTTAGGGGTTAGGGGTATGTTTAGTGTGAAGATTGGCATAGTTTATCAAAGGTTTACGCGGTTGATTGTTTGGGCAAGTATATTTTGTTGATTGTTTATATCTTTAACATCAACATAAACAGGAGGGAAGTTATTGATCATTTGATAGGCAAGTGTATTGGCCAGATCTTTCACATCATTAACCGGTTGATTATAATACCGGTTAGCATTACCGCCGTCAGTAAATATACCGCCTATGGCATAACCTCGGCTGGGATTTGACATGGAGAAATCACGACCACCGTGTGCCACATTAATAGCACTTACCAGGTTGCGGGCCCATGGATTGCGCATGGCTTCGGATACCACGACTGCTTCGCCTGAGCGAAGGTAGGCGTTGGTATTATCAGTACGACTATACCCCGGTAATAATGCGCCCCGGCCATCTGACTGATAGTGCAAACCGCCTTTAGCATATTGCGGTGGTTTTTGGGCCACGATAGTGGCAACCTGTATGGCTGTTGAAGCAATTATGCCGGGTATTACAAACGGTGCCAATATGCCGGTTTGTGAAGTAGCCTTGGTAACTGCCAGTGCACCGTTGATAACAGCCTGCAATATGGATGCCTTTTGCTCTGCTTTAAAAGCTTTGATTTTCTCGGCAGCTTCTTTTTTCTGGTATTTATCTTCAATAGCCTGGCGCTGTGTGTTGGTTAGGTTTTTATTGCCTAACTCGGCTGCCTTATCCTTTTCGAGGCCTTTTATTTTGGCATCGCTTTGGGTTTTGATATTGTTTTGGATAATAGAAAATGCCTTATCTGATACCTGTTGTGCACTTTGCAGTGCAAACTCTGTACGTTGTTGCTCGTATTGTTGTGTTAACTGGGTAATATCCTTCTGCTTTTGATCTTCGAGAGCCTTGACCTTCTCAGCATTACCGGCTACCAGGCTTATCTCGTAAGTGTATTTATCATCGATCAATTTTTTTTCGGCATTTAACTTTTCGCCAGGCAGCAAAGCTTTATCAACATTTTTTTGATCTTTTTCCATTTTATCTTCATGCTGATGGGCGTCTATCATCGCCTGAATTTGCTTTTGAGCTTCGGCAAAATCATTCTTATTGAAAAACTGGATCTTATCGCCAATACCAAGATGGAATTTCTGTTGAAGTTGCTCGCTTTTTTTGTTGTAATTTTCCTGGCTGATCAGCTTTTTATCCAGTTGTTTATTCAGTAGAGCGAGTTCGGTGTCGTAGTTCTGCTTATCGAGTTCAATCTGCTTGGCAAAATCAATTGCTTTGGCTTGAAGAATTTCGGAGGAGCGGATTTGATCAATTGTCGGTTTTTCTACTTTCTTATGAGGAATAATGGGGCCGCCGTTATTTGTTTTATCTGAACCGTTTTCATTTAACTTTTTGCCGGATAAAATTAGTTTTTGCCTTGCTTCAATTTCCTGATATAGTTTTTCATTCTGATCATTTAATAGTTTCGAATCTGTTGATAAATCATAGATTATTTTGTCGCTGGTGTCAAGATCCTTAGCAAGGAGTCCTGAACTACGGGCCAATCCTTTGATTGTTTCTCCTTCGTCGTGAACAGGATTTTTTAAAGTATATTCATATTGGCTATCAGCAGCTTTTTTCTTTTCAAGTATATCAAGATTTTTCTTACGCTCGTCGGCAATTTTTTGATTGTTTTCTAATGCTCTACCGGCATTTACGGTAATCCTGCTTTTCGCTGCTTCCGCGTAGGCCGTTGCCAGAATTTGTTCTTTTAAGTTTTTATATGATTCTGCTGCAGCATTGTTCAAAATAGCTTCATCGCTTATGTTTTTAAATGTTTCAGGCCATTGATCTTTCAATGCGGCTACAGCTTTCTTTTTTTCGGCCATTGACAGCGTGTGGCTTTGTGTGGCCCGGTACAGAGCAGTTAAGTTAGTGATCTCATTCTGTGCTGCCTGGTCTCCTTTTAATTTGGTTTGTATGAGCGATTCGGTAATAATTGCGTTATCCTTCATTGCCTTACCAAGGGCCGAGAGCGTGGTTTGTCCCTTGAGCATGTCGGCCACCCAATCGATAATCACATCGCTGTAACTGGCAAGCAAAGTGATTCCCACGGAGATAAGAGAGTTCCAGGATAAAAAGGATGAAGCCAACTCTTTCAAAATGTTTTTAGGCTTTTGCCCAGATGCAGCAAGTTCCTTATTTTGTTCGTTTAGCTTTTGCATAGCGTCTACCACTTCCGGTAGTTTTTCACCGATGGCTTTAATACCTTCTTTTAAACCATCCGAAAACTCGGGAAATTTGCTATTTACTCCGATAACCGCTTTTCTTAATTCATTTAAAGCATCAGTGTATTTTTTTGTCTTCTCGATATCGTCATTGCTGATGTCGAGCTTATAGTTGTAATTTGTCATTAGCTATGTTTTTAATGCTATTTGGCATATATGATATACGGTGTTTATAATGAAGAAATTATTCACCCCTTACTTAATTAAACTTATTTAATTCTTTATTAGCACACATGTCCCATCTTAAATAGAAATTGCTATCCGCAAATACGTAATTTGATGGTAAAGCGGTTGGAGTAGAAGCTTTTTTATTAACTACTTTCCAATTTGGGCTTATCGAATAAGCATAGAGCAATCCTTCCTTGTTGTTATAAATGAAGGGGAACATTTTGTAGTCGACATAGGTGCCTATAAAAGATGATCTGTATTTACTTAAACTGTCATTTACAATCGCCTCTCCCAACGATATAAATTTAAAATCAGATGAAGTATTTGACTTGATCAATCGCAATAAAGGCAATTCAACCCCTTTTGCAGGACTAACAAAATATTTAAGTGCGTAAACTTTATCACCTTTGTTGAAGTGATTAACCTTGTAATTATAATAGTGAGCCATTATCAGTTTTCGATTGGTAACGCCCAAAAACGCGATGATTATTAAAATAGCTGTAATAGCAAGCATGCTATATTTCTTTTTATTTGACATGGAGATTTGTATTTTGATTAAATAACAGTGCAGTTTTTAAAATTTACATCTTGATTTTTCTAAAGGTATTAAGTTCTTTATCTGTCATCAGGTGTCCCCATACATAAAGGGGACCATCCTCAAATTCGTATCCCGCCGGCGCACCGGTAAAGCCTTTCTTGATTAACGCTTTCTTGTTTGTAGTGATTGAAAAGAAAAGCATAGGATAATATTCATTACCTTCTATGCTCTGAATTTCATATCCGGTATAAGTACCTATACAAGCGGTTTTATATTTGCATAAACTATCGCTACTTATTGACCATGCAGAGCTCGCCATAAATGGTTTTCCTTTCGAATTTCCGCTTATAGGCTTAACCTTTCTAAACAACATTAAATTATTTGATTCATTAACAATAAAGTCATTAGCATATAACTTATCATTTATTTTAAAATGATTGTGCCTGAGATTAAAATAATAGAGGTCTAAAAAGCTTTTGTTACACCAAAATGCTACTAAGAGTATTATTACAACGGAAATGCTGCTTATTAACCAGATGGTTCTTTTCTTATTTTTTTGTTCAGAATCTTTTGCTTTTAACATGATAACTTAGGTTTTGCTAATTTTATTGGTAAAGATAAGTAACGGCTTAAATAAATCAAATATGTTAATGCAATCTTTTTATAAAAGCTATTAATATTACTTATTTCTGTTTTATAGCAAGTTTTAACCTATTTTGCAAGCGGTTACCCAAGTTTTACCAGTTCTACTTTGGTTGGCTGTCCTTTACGCCAGCTATCAATTTTATTGATGTAATAATAGCAGCTATCTTGTTCCAGATAAACCGGAATGAGTAAATCAAGCTCAAGGATATCGCGCGGGGTTAGTAAAAAATAACGCACTACCTTTTTGGTTTGCGTTAGTATCCTTTCCAGTTGAGGATAATAGCTTGTTTTTAAGCCGGGCTGCATACCAGTTTTACCCGGCATATCTTTGAAGCAAAGATTATAGTTGCCATCGGGTTTGTAAAAGTAGGGTACTGATATGATATCGTTAACGGTAATGTCATTAGCCGCATCGCCGTCAGTAAACTTTATGCTGGTATTATCGCCGTAATTGCGAAGGTCGATCTTTTGATCAACCAGGATCCGTGGCGATGTGCTAATGCTGAAACTCTCATCATCGCCGGTGGTGTCGGCTTTTTTTATTTGGACAATAGTGCCGCCAATGTACGGGCGGTTGAATGTTGGCGCAAACTGGCTTTCAAATAGATCTGCAGTGGCAGGCAAGGTTTTATCTGGCACGGTGATCTGTGCATTGGCGAAGTCTTTTGGTATAATATTATCATCCTCTTTGTATTTCATGTAGTTTGTTTGTGCATAGCCCCCCAATTGAAATGAAATGGTTTTGCCCTGGTCAATACATTTGCCCGTCCAATTTTTAGCGACAGGAATATTGGCGACAATATCTGCGAAAGAGTTAAATGATATTGTTTTGGTACTGTTATCTGTTTGGCAAACAATGCCGAAGCGTTGCAATGTGTCTTTAAGCAAATCTTTTTGACTTATATCCGGAAAAATGCGTTCGCATTGGATTTCCTGACCGTAAAGCACAGGTTTTTGATCAGCAACGAACTGAAATTTTGCACCTTTTTTAATGATCACCCGGGTGTTGTAACGGTGCAGGTGAAATGACACAAACAACGATTCGCCTTTTACCAGCTCAAAATCATGTGTTATTTTGATGTTCTTAAATTCCTCAAAACGATCGCGTGCGCCAGGCGGAGTTGATTTCTGGTCAAAATTTAATCTAATTGCTTCCTGCTGACTTTCTATACCATTAACATCGCGATAATTGATAAATAGCTCAAAATAACCATCGTTGCCGGTGCCTGCTATGCCGGCCATGGTCATGTCAAATATTACACTGGCTGTACCATGAATGGCTTGGGTGGCGTGGTATTCCTGAAAGCCAATTGGCATAGTGATATCGGTAGGGTCATGTGCATTCAGACCTAACGGATCGCCATCTAACACTATATCTGAAGTTGATGTATACGACAATGAGGCCGACTGGCCCAAGCCGTCAACAGCGTTTTGCAGATCGGTACCATGCTCAAAACTATCGTTAGCAAACTGGCAAATGAGCAATGGATACAATGGATTGTTAAGCAGGGAGCCTTTAGCTTTATATCCAGCTGATTTTATTATCAGGTCGATAGCTGTTTTAATAAAAAAACCAGGGCGCTGGTTACGTACGTTTATGGGCTCGGTAAAATCAACTTCTCCAATAAAACCATAATCAACCACCGGCCAGATCCAGCCGCCGGTATTTGTTTGCGATGTAACCACATTTTGAACATTCCACTTATGATCATATAATTGCCAAAGTAAGGTTTTACCAAAATTAGTCCATTGACTCGTGCTGTCGCCCATATCATAAATCTTACCGTCAATGGCGTCAAAAAAGTCAACATTGCCGCTTAATATCGTTATGTTAGCCATATCCTGCTCAATGCTGTTGAGTACAGCAAGGCCGTATGGAATGATCTCGAGCCCATCCTGTATGATTTTTGCCTGGTAGTTATCATAAGGAAGGGTTGAGGCAAAAGCTATATCATCAGGGAAGCCCAGTATTTGCCGGTTACGCTGCGTTAGCGGCAGCTTAAACTGGTTGCTGGTATTGCCCTGCTGGTTTTTAACCTCGGCCAGGTTATTGATCTGAAAAGTAAGCGCAATAGGGCTATCATCAGTTAAATCAACCAGTTGGTCATTAATATAAAGTTGTATCTGGTTCATGAGGTTTAGTAAATGTTATTTACCGAAGTGTTGCTTAAGTTATTGATGGTGATCATTACTACGGTATTGATAACATCAGTTTTGTGAAAGAATAAGCCCGTTACTGGGTTTGAATATTTATTGACGGCATGTTGAATGTTATGCTAAATGGGGCCTGCCCGTTGCGGGTTTCATATTCGCTGTAGGTGGCGGTATTTATCACAATGGATTGCCATCTGATGGGATTTTTATTTACCAGCATTTGTACCTTCGGTGAATATTTTATCGACTGCAGTCCGCGGATATCATTTACAGAAAGATCTTCGGCCATAACCTTCATTTTTTGCCCCGCGCTTTTGCTGATCACTTCTTCAATCCCATCCTGGGTTTGCCAGTTTTGTACAAAGTTTTTAATGATCACAGCATTCTGAACATCAAGGCTAATTTCCTGATTGAAAACAAAACGATAGTAGTTCCAGGCACCGCTGAGCCCGATCCACCTCAAATATATAGCGTTATCGTCAACAGCATCATCTATCCTTACGGTTTGCGCCCTGGTTAGTGAATGTGTGCCATTTTCGTCATCGTACCTGATCTGGATATTGAAGTAATAGGCCTCCGGCGGGAAATTTGCATTAACCGTAAACCTGTGCAAGCCTGCCTGACCTGCTAACGGCATTGTAAAAGATGTTTGGTTGCCAATGCTAAACTTGCTGCCATCTTCATTCAGGATCCATGAATTGTCTTCGTTTTGCAGATAATCAGGTTGTGTAGCACCCGGCAGCAGGTTCCGGTTAATATCAAGCAAGGTAAGCATGCAATAGGGCTGGAGGTTTGTCATCTCATCGGTATAAATAAAACCAATATCAAACGGGTATCCGGTGGAGTATGCGGGCTCTTTAAAATCTGTTATCCACTGCGCGGGCGTATTGATGTTTGGTACGTAAGCCGCGAGGTTCCCGCCATATTTATCCCCAAGTTGTTTTGCTGCATAAACAACATAGTACGGATGTTGAATTTGACTGAAACCACTTGTAAACCCTTCGGCCGACCCATCGTCATAATGCTGGGCATACTCAATTGTGTAACCGGTACAAAGGTTTGTATCGTAATAATCGACCTGATTATAGCCTCCTCCATCGACCGGGCGCAACAAGCTCTGTAAAAAGTTTGACAGGTCAGCCTTTATGAATCCTGTATTATCAGGCCGGTTTACCGATTTTATGGTTGATGGCATACCGGTAAGCCGATCGGTATATGCAATTTGTGTATGCAGTTCATAATATGGGTACATACTGTTTATATTAACAAAGCCGGTATTTCCATTACTTGTAAAGGGAGTGTTTATCACTATACTATTAGTGCCAATTACCTTTTCAACGGTATAAACACCTTTATATTCAGCAGTATTTATATAAACTTTATCGCCTACCTTTACTTTTAACAAACCTGTATTGGGATCATTGAAATTGGCATTAACACTGATGTTAGCGTGTCCTTGCCCGCTATCGGCTGTTATACTTTTAATTGTAAAATCTTTTCTTTGATAGGTAAACACAATGGGATTGAACGCCGCGTTCCAGCGCGAAATATAACCGTCAGGAAGCATTACCGAAGGATCGCCGGTTAACAGGTTGGTGGCTGTTGAAATACTGATTTCTGCCGTGTCTGTACAGCCTAATAGGTTGCTGTCTTTTACCAATACATGTTTTAGCCCTCCGCTCAGGTTTGTAAAAACAGGAGAATTTTGCCAGGTTGCACCCATATCCATGCTATACTGTACGGATGCAAAACTTGAACTTGCATTGACAGTAAGCTGAGCGTCGGCCGCTCCTGGCGCCGACTCGATTTTATTGATATCTATATAATTGATCTTCAGATCACATACAGAAGGATTGGTGGATGGATTATCTCCGGGTTTTACGGAAATTATGCTGAACGATATATAATTGCTCCGGATCATATCGCCCTGGGGGCTGTATTCATAGTCTCTGATCACGCCCGAATAAAGTGGGAATGATTGTCCGGCTACGGTAACGGTGTAATTACTTGTATACCCGTTTTCGTTGCGCTGATAGGTTACCTCGCAGTTATTGCCATTGGTGGGTTGCCTGGTATCGGCATCAATAATGCTGATAAATACATCGCCCCGGTCAATCTGTCCCCCGTTTTGATCGGGGTAGGTTGTTGAGTTGATGGTTTCATTAATGGTGGCTATTATGTTCATTTTTTATTAGTTAGAATGTGGGATTTAAAAAATGTCAAAATACATGGTCGATAGCGTTATGGTTAAACCGATGCCCGTGGTGTTAACATCAAACTTGTTATAAACCGGTATGCATTTGGCTTTTTGCCCCGCTTTGACCCTGAAGTACCGGCCTTCGCCTTCGCGGTATTTGGAAGTTTTTACCACAAATTGGTTAGCTAATTGTAGTGCTTGCGATACATAGGTTTCGTTTTCCGCGGTAAACTGTCCAAAATCTGTTTTGAACAAAAATTCCATGTAGACAGTAAATGTATTATCAACAGAACCGTTAACCTGCGGACTTACTTCAATAGGCTGGAGCGGGTAAAGAAATACGCAGGGAAAAGTGACATCATCTGCAAGGGTATTCAATTCGGCCTGGGTGCCATAGGCAAATGCCGGGCTGCCGGTGAGTGTTTGCACTATAGCTTCAATTTGGTTACGCATAATAATTAAAGCCCCGGTCCCTGGTTTGGGGCGATTTAATGTTTAATAGCCTTGCAGGGATAAGGCGTTTTAGATTGTAGTTTGAGATAATTCGCTGTATCGTTTTTGATATTCGGCTTCGGTTTTGTTAAGCAGGAGTTTGGTAAGTACCCGCTCATATGGCATACACATAATCAGGTGCCATTTGGTAATATCACCGCCTGCCAGTGAATTTACAGTATTGATGTATTTGAATTTTTCGAATGATTGGATACCTGCCCTTTTTTCAAGCGCGTTAGGAGCCGATGCCAAAAGCTTGTTTTCGGTGTCGATAAGTTGGGATAACAGGTAAAAAAATGTTTCGAAATGGGCAGCGCCTCCGTTACCCGTAGTTTTTTAACTTCGTCCATAAAGCTTTCCACTTCGTATTCGTTGTATTTTTTGCCCGTTGCCCGGCAATAAAAGTATTGCGCCAATACCTGGCAGCACGCATTTAATGAGGGGTTAAAATGTTCTTCCCAATCATCTTCGCCATGTGTTTTTATATGGATATTTATTTCTTCGGCTATGATATCGCGTGCAGCCATAAACGCACCGGCCGGTTCAACCGAAAGGTTTTGCATTACTTTTACTTTTATTTTTTGGGGCGATGTTCCATCGGCCTCAGGTAGTGTGAAAATTACCTCTTTGGGGATTTCATTGCTGTTGTAAAGGTGTTTGATCTGATACGATAATGAAAGCACTGCTTCGCCAAAGTGGTGCAGATCATCATAGTTTTTGATATTGTGAAGTTCATGGACCGGCATGCCCGACAGGATACTGATTGCCTCAATGTCTGTTATATCCGGCTTTGCTTGTAATTCCATCAATTGGCCAAGGGTTACTTCACTTAGTTGTGTTGGCATCTGAATCCGCAACTTGCCCTGCGTTGTTTTTAATATTCGTTCTGTCATAGCTATAAAGCCTGTATTGGTTTTGTGAATGATTGTTGATGTTAAATCAATCCGTGTAATGCGCCTGATTGTTGGTGAGTGTGCTGATACGGAAGGCGTGACTGAAGTTTTCCGGCACTATGTATCTTTAGTTTATTAAGAGCGATATACCTTAACGGATCTATTAAGTGGTTCCATGAATCAACCGGCTCATTAATGGTTTTGCCTGTTGCATCTGTACGCCATTTGAAACGATTAAGCTCATTGCGCAGATTTACACTATTGCGGGTTACATTTATTTTGTAGCGCTTTAGGATATCAATAGAATTTTTAACGCTATCGGCACCCTTTTTTGCTGGGGTAATGCGCCATCCGAGGCGTTTCAATTCTTCTATTGATTTTGGTTCGGCGCTATCAGCAATAATTTCGTTATTGAGACTTACGCCCGCCTCTTTTAACTTTGCTGATATATCCGTATTGGTTAAACCTGTTTCATAAAATAACTCATTAGCCCAGAGCTCGCCGTTTTGCTGGTATAGTTCAATGCATCCGGTTTCGTCGTTGGTAAAACCAAAATCTAAACCCAGGGCTATCAAACGCGCATCGACCGGAATGGATTCGCAGATATACCAGTTATCAAATATAAGTCCGGTTATTTTACCGGTTAAGCCACGGGCGTATACCTTCCATAATTCAATGTCAACAGCTTTTAGCGCTTCTATCTTATCCCGTACTTCCTGAGCCAAAAACGGGTTGTGCCTGTGGTCGGATACAATGAGTTGTATTCCCGGTTTGCCGATCAGGTGCTCATGCGCCCAGAAACCTGTATTGGGGTTATAATCAATGAAAATACGCTTTTTAGTACGAAGGGCAAGTTCTGTATATACGTCCCACGTTAAACCGTTGGCTTCATTTATAAACAGATAATCGCGCTTGCCGGATTTAGCGTCCTGACTGTTGTCGTAACTTTTAAACTCGATTATGCTGCCATTCATGAATTCGAAAATACGGTCGCTTTTATTGTAGTTTTTAATTTTTGCCTGTAATACCGGCGATGAGTTGAATATATTCAATGCATCGCGCATTGCGCCGGCTTTAAGGTTTGGGATATCCTGTCCAACTATAGTTATTACCTGTTTTGGGCTTTCGCCTGCAATGCAAAACAGCGCCTGTTCAATGGCAAATGTTTTACCGCTGCTGGTACCGCCCTGGTTAATTACTATATGCGCGGTTGACTGATAATTTTGTTTGAACAGGATAGAACACTGAAAGCCTTCAGGCTCCTTTAATGTAATATCGGGGCTTGTTTCTTCATTGGTCATTGTTATTCATTGTTAATCCGGTAGCCCAAGCGTACATGGGGCACCTGTGTTATAGTTGTACATCTTTTTCGCTGTCGGCAGGGGGAGGGCCGGAGTTGAAGATCTCCACCGTTAACTTGTTTCCGGCTTCTGTGTTGGTTGGTGATGGCTCGTATTTCTCGTTCCATCCCATATTTTTTAAGGCGAACATCGCCCCGGTTGTGTTTTGATGCAAATGAGCTTCATAACAGGCTTCTACACGTAATATCCCTTGTTTAACAACAGGTGCAAACCTGCCGTTCTGTATATAATCGTTAAACTCCTGCCGGCTGTTAAAGCCAAGGGCAAGGGCCAGCCCTGACAGGGTTGCCGGCTCAGGTTCACGGTCCCAAACTTTTTGTTCAATAGTTTCTGCATTGTCTTTACTGTTTTTTATCGGTTTTTGTTCAAGGTGATATTTGCCCTGTATGCGGACGAAATACTTGTCAATGAGCCGCTCAACCTGGGCCGCGTCATTAAAGGAAGATAGATCGGGTTTCAT